TAGATAACAAAATCCGTAGCCAAGTCCCCTAAAGGACGGGCTTTTGGATTAGTTAACTCTTCACTAGCATCTGCGAACCTATCCACCGCAATATTTTCTAAAATATTGGGTGCCTCCCCCTTTTGTATAGGGGGGGATAGCGGAAGACCCAAGTACCCAACAAGTTTATTCAACTCGCTGGCTGCTTCGGCTCCCTCCATTATTCTCATAATGGACTCGCAGAAACTAGTCTCTTTCATTACCTTCTTCGCTAATCGCGAGGGGTAATGTCAGAAACGTTGCTTGAAAGCACATACGGCCTTAGGTATTCCCTCTTTGGTGATTCACCCCTTCTTCTCAAGTGTGATTAACAAGTTGCACATTAGGTGATTAGCCTTCTGTACTTCTTGCAATCCACTGATCGGAAATGGGGTAATCTCGGCACCCTTATAAATTAAGCGTTTTGCAAATTCATAAAGGTTAGGTGACACATGGGTTTTATCCCGTGCAACACCAACGCCAAGATCTTTCAGCACCTCAAGGTATGTTTCCGCGACATCTTTATCTCCAATTACAATATCATCACCAAGTAGTGCATATGGTAAGGTTTTTCACGCCTTATTACATATCCTACAACAGTAATAGATAAGATAATGGTGAGTTAAAGCAAAGGATGACCATGATGAGTAGGCTCCCATAGGATTACCAACAGCGTATGAGATCTCTTTCGGGATCTTACTACCGTATGGATAATACTTAAAAGGATAACCTACCATTACGTCTTTCCAAGCCTCAACATAGGATGTCGGGAAGCGGCTACTCAGTACTTGAGCTATTAGGTCAATCGGAAATCTATCAGTAGCATTAGATAAATCTATGCTATAATAAATCTCCGCGCCTTCTAGCGCTTTCCTGAAGCCCCCTTGATCGTATGTTTGGTCTTGGGGTATTTTCCGTAACACAGCAAAGAGATACTCATGAAGAGGTTTTAACACGGTTTGACTAAAATAGTCAAGTTGTGCTATAACCCTCACTTTCAACTCCTTATCTGGAAAATAACTTAGCTTACGGATTCACATATTCAGCGCAGGTTTATGAAACAAATTAAAACCTCGGAATACATTTATCCCACTAAGTAATGTTTCTAGAACATTGGAAAAGTCAGATCCTCCGACAATCTTTAATGATTGGACGAGACTGTCTGGAAGTGACTCTAAGTCATCCACAAACGATTTTAAGGCGTGGCCGTTAGGCCCGCTTTTTGTTGTGAAGTGGAATTGACGTCAACGTGCTGCTTTTGGAACGTCCCCGGTGGCGAAGTACCCTAGCTCAGCTCAGAAAGAACCAGCTCACATAGCGATATTAGCTACACCCCTAACAAAATTTGGGGCTGCGGATACCGGTGTGAAGTCAGGCTCTTTACCGAGTTTCAGGCTCCGTGGTGAATAAAGTATTGTATTGAGAAACTGCAGCTTTGCAGCTGGAATCTCTCCTCTACGCAACTCATCAGCCAGGAACCCTAGAGCTAAGGGTATACCGTCTCTAGTATATCTGATACCATCAAAGCGCAATGGATTACCTGATAAGTAATTCATTAACGCTCCGCGAAGTTTCTTTGCATAAAGCATTGAAGCAACGCTACCCCGGTCCTTTTGTAAGGATTCGAGGCGATGGCAAAGATCTAGATACTTCTCGTCGTGGCCAAGTCCTTGCAAGTGAAAGCTTGCTCGGATTCAGGATAACACCTGAGAGACACTCGCCCATAGACTAAGCAAAGTAATGTTTAGTCTTGGATTCGAATGTTTTTTCATGGTTAATTATCGTGGTTCCCGATGGGTCAAGTCGGTACTTTTTGTTTATTTGTCCCCCTTGTTGTAAATTTAACCTTAGAATACTTTCAAGTTTAGATTTCTTCAGCAAGTAAACGTACTATCTTAGGAACCAGATGTCTATATGACAGCCCTCGAGAGATACCAGAGTGTTATGCTCCAGCACTCACAAAACGTGGAGAGCTGCCTTTTAGGCAGCGGGTTCTTCC